GACTATGGTTTCAGAGGTGATATTGCCAAAATATACGGTGGTGAGAAAGGTTCAGATGCACCGATTGTAGTTACAACTTGGCAGTCAATGATGAGAATGCCAAAAGGATTTGGTAATGAGTTTGGAATGGTAATAGGAGACGAAGCTCATCTATTCGCCGCTAAATCGTTATCAAAGATAATGGAATCACTCACAGAAGTTAAATATAAGATAGGTACAACAGGTACTTTACAAGAGACAAAGACACATAAACTACAGTTAGAAGGTATGTTCGGACCAGCGTATTTCGTTACTACATCAAAAGAACTCATGGACGAAGGTACATTAGCTAAATTAGATATTCAATGTTTAGTGTTGGCATATTGTGACGAAGAACGAAAACTTGTCAACAAAATGACATATCAAGAAGAAATGGATTGGATAGTCCGAAATGAACGAAGAAATATGTTCATAAATAATTTAGTAAAAGATTTAAATGGTAATACTTTAGTGTTATTTCAATTTGTTGAGAAACATGGTAGACCATTATTTGATTTGTTAGACAAATTAGATAGAAAAACATTCTTTGTTTTCGGCGGTACAGACGCTGTAGATAGAGAGAAGGTGAGAGAAATTGTTGAGAAAGAAAAAGATTCAGTTATAGTAGCATCGTTTGGTACATTTAGTACAGGCATTAACATAAAACGATTACATAATGTGATATTTGCTTCTCCAAGTAAGTCACGAATTAGAAATCTCCAAAGTATTGGTAGAGGTCTAAGAAAGGCAGACGATAAAGACAAAGTTACTCTCTATGATATAGCAGATGATCTTTCATGGAAGAAAAATATGAATTATACACTTAACCACTTTTCTGAGCGTATAAATATATATAGTACAGAGAATTTTGAATACGAAATACATTCAGTAAGGATGCCTGCCAATGTCGATACATGAAAATACAAAATATCAGTACATAAGATTGAATGACGGTAAAGAAATACTAGCAATGATTAGTGAGATAGGTGAGAAAGTAGAGATGTATTTACCAATGAGTCTTATGTGTAAAGCTGCTGCATCAGGAATTGGTGTTACAATACATCTTGGACCAATGGTACCATTCACTCATGACGAGTTTGTTACGATTGATAATAAAGATATATCTTTCAGAACTAGTATTACAGATCAATTCATACAATTTTATGATGATGCTGTAACGAATTGGTTAGAATTGAGAGACAGTGGAAAGATGCAAATTCGAACTCAAAAACAAGAACATGAAACCGAATCAGCTGAAATTAGAAGATTGATATCAGATAGACTAAAAGAAACATTATCCTGGGAGGATTACGATAACGAATTAGAAGAAGAATATCTAAAAAATAAAGATTTACCTACACCAGAAGACATAATACATTAAGTATATTCTTCTTTTCCCAAGTGATACTTTATTTTAACACCGATTCTTCAGATGTCCAGCGGTTTTAAGAAAATAAATGAAAATAAATAAGGACTTGACAGGACAGGATTCTGCCGTATAATATATATATGACTAGAGAAAAAAGACAGACTAAAGCATCAGTACACTATGTAGAGAACAAAGTGTTTACTGCAGCTATTGTAGCACACAACAAAGCTTGTAAAGAAGCATTAGAAAATGATGTAGAAAAACCGAGAGTTACAGAATACATTGGAGAATGTATCTATAAGATAGCTACAAGACTTTCTACTAAACCTAACTTCATCAACTATTCATATAGAGATGAAATGATATGTGACGGTATTGAAAACTGTTTACAGTATATCAACAACTTTAATGAAGAAAAGTCACAGAATGCTTTTGCTTATGTCACACAAATTATTTACTTCGCTTTCTTGAGAAGAATTCACAAAGAAAAGAAACAAGCAGCGATAAAACAAAGAAGTATTGAACAAGCAGGTGTTCTATTCGATACTTTTGACACTATTGACGGTAATTCTACAGGTATGAACAATTCCTATGTAGATTTCTTACAAGAAAATATGAATCCGATAAACTACACACCTCGCGGGTCTAAAAAGAAAAAAGACTAATTACATTATGAAAATAGCGTTACTGAACGATACTCATGCTGGAGTTCGTAATAACAATCAAATGTTTGCTGAATATCAAGGAAGATTCTATACAGAAGTTTTCTTTCCTTACTTAGACAAACATAACATCAAACAAATTATACATCTCGGCGATTATTTCGATAGAAGACGAGATGTAAACTTTTATTCTTTACATAAGAATCATGAACACTTCATAGAACCAATGAATGAACGAGGTATTCATATGGATTTAATTGTAGGTAATCATGACATTTACTTCAAATCAACTAACAAATTAAATAGTCCTGAGTATCTATTACACAGTCCAAACATCAATGTTTATACAGACGCTATAACAAAAGAATATGATGGTTTAGAGATATCATTACTACCATGGATAAATGAAGAAAATCAAGATGATGTACAAGAATATTTAGAAACAACAACAGCACCAATTTGTATGTCTCATTTAGAAGTTAATGGTGGTGAAGTATCACCAGGACATTTTCATGGAGGCGGAACACCTGTCTCATGGTTAAGTAGATTTGAACAAGTATACTCAGGTCACTTTCATACAGCATCAATGATTCAAAACATTCATTACTTAGGTTCTCAAATGGAGTTCACTTGGAATGATTTCGGTGACGACAAATATTTTCATGTCTTTGATACAGAGACAAGAGAAATCGAGAAGATACATAATCCTCTCAAAATGTTTCATAAAGTATTCTATGACGATACAGAAGAAACATTAATGACTATTAAGAAGAAAGACTTTAGTCATTTAAAAGATACATTCGTAAAAGTAATTGTTACGAATAAAAATGAACCATACTGGTTTGATGTTTTTGTAGAAGAAATTATCAAAGCTAATCCAGCTGACCTTAAGGTCGTAGAAGATCATAGTAATTTAGATATCCTAGATGAAGATGAACTAGTTGGAGAAGCAGAAGATACATTGACAATACTTACAAAACACATAGACAGTTTAAATATAGAAGGAGACAAATCTGAATTAGATGCATTGATGAAATCATTGTATGCTGAAAGTTTAGATATTTTAGTATGATAAAAATAATACAATTAAACAGCGGTGAAATGTTAATCGCTAAATTAAATGATGATAACAACGAAATGGAGAATCCTCTTTTCGTACATCAACAAGCGGTTGAAGGACAAGGACCTAAAGTGAACTTATATCCTTACAATATTCTTGGACAGGGTAACATTACTCTTAATCCAGATAACATTGTTTGGACAGTTGATCCTGAACAAAAACTATTAAATCAATATGAGACTGCATTCAGTTCTATAATCACACCACCGAAAAACAAAATAGTAACATGATAGACGGAACATGGACTTTAGAAGGCCATTCTCTAACTTATGAACAACATAACGACAGAGTAACAATTAGAGAAGTTGTACATCACCCAACAAGAGACCCACACAACTCACACACAAATGTTTCTGTAGAGAAAGCATCAGAACATCAAGAGAGATACATTAGATTAGGATATGATAAAGTTTCATAAAGTAAAATTCAAGAATTTTCTATCGACAGGTAATGAATTTACCGAGATAGATTTATCAAGAAAAAAAACATCTTTAGTAATCGGAGCTAATGGTTCAGGTAAATCGACAATGCTAGATGCATTGACATTCGGATTATTTGGTCGTGCGTTTAGAAAGATACCAAAGACAGCTTTAGTTAATTCTATCAATCAAAAACATACAGTAGTAGAAATTGAATTTTCTATTGGTAGACAACAGTACAGAATAATGAGAAGTATCAAACCTAATAAGTTTGAGATTTACTTGAACGGTACATTAATGCATCAAGATGCGTCTGTAAGAGATTATCAAGCGATCTTAGAACAGCAAATACTTAAGTTGAACTACAAGTCATTTACTCAAGTAGTTGTCTTAGGAAGCTCTACATTCACTCCTTTCATGCAGTTAAACACACCAGAGAGACGAGCTATTATTGAAGACATACTTGATATACAAGTCTTTTCAGTAATGAATGATTGTCTCAAACAACGAGCTTCAACATTAAGAAATGAACTTGGTGAAATAAAACATAATATTCAAATTGGTGAATCAAAGATAGAAGGTCAAGAAGAAGCAATGAAACGATTAGAAGAAAATCGTGAAGAAATGATTGCCAAGTTTACTGCAGATATTAATGAACATGAAACTAAGAATATTGAATACTTGACTAATATAAGAGCAGACATGGAAAATGTTAAGACTTGTATGAACTTAATATCAGATGAAGATGCAGTTCGTAACTCATTACAGTCAATGTTAAGTGACGAAAAAGATTTTGAGAATGAGAGAAGAAAATTTATTAAAGAATTAGAATTCTATGATAAGAATGACGAATGTCCGACTTGTAAACAAGATATAGAATCCGATCATAAAGATCACATAGTTGTAGACAGATCATCAAACATAAAAGGACTAGACTTAGTACTCACACAACAAAGTGATTCTATACAACAAATTAATGTAAGACTTGAAGAAATTAATTTAGTACATAAAGAGATTAATGAGACTCAAAGAGCTATTCAAAAAGAACAGAATCTTATTGACAGTAATGAACAGTACATGAAAAAAGTACAATCACAAATTAAAGACTTAGAAGAACAAGAACATACAGTTGGTGATAAAGAACAATTAGACAAATACAAAAAAGCATTAAACACATTACAAGATATGGAATCGAACTTAGTTGATAAGAGACATTACTATGACTTAGCAGAGATATTGTTAAGAGACGGTGGAATCAAGACTAAAATAGTAAGACAGTACTTACCAATAATGAATAAGTTGATTAATAAATATCTAGCAAGTATGGAGTTTTTTGTACAGTTTGAACTTGATGAAGAATTCAACGAAGAAATTAAATCAAGATACAGAGACAATTTTACATATTCATCATTTAGTGAAGGTGAAAAGATGAGAATCGATTTATCACTTCTATTTACTTGGAGATCAATTGCTAAGTTAAAGAATTCAGTTAATACAAATTTACTAATTCTTGATGAAGTATTCGATAGTTCACTTGATGAAGGTGGTACAGATGAATTCTTAAAGATACTTCAAACACTAGACAACAACACAAACACCTTTATCATTTCTCACAAAGGTGAGAGTATGAATGAGAAGTTCAATAACATAATTGAATTTGAGAAAGTAAATAACTTTAGTAGAATAAAATAATGAAAAAGATTTGGATGATATGGAAACATGCATTAGGTAGTTTTGATGAAGAAGACGGATATGATGCACAAAATGAAAATAGAATTAGTGTTATAAGAACATTTATTGTGTTATCTAACTTAATATGTGTGTGGCTTTTGATGATAAATATACTGATACAATGGAAAATAATATGAAGACAACTAATGTTAAACGAATAAAAATGATAGTAAAAGACCCAGATTGGTTAAGACAAAAAGCAGAACCTTTTGATTTTGAAAATCCATTTATGGATCCTATAGAATTAGCTATTGAACTTAAAGATGCTATATTCAATCATTCAGGTCTTGGAGTATCAGCAAATCAACTCGGTTATAATACGAGAGTAATTGCATTGAGAGGTGAAACAAAAGAAACATCTATAGTATGTTTTAATCCTTTTATTAAAGATTTTTCAGATAATATGAATACAATGGAAGAAGGGTGTCTATCAATACCTGATGTATTTGCAAGAGTTGTAAGACCTGCAGAAGTTGTTATCGAATTTAAAAACGAATTACAAGAAGATGTAAAAGAGAGTGCAGAAGGACTAACTGCTAGAGTATATCAACATGAAATAGACCATTTAGATGGGATATTATTCATTGATAGAATTGGTGAGTTTTCTAAAAAAAGAGCTTTTGAGAAAGCTAAGAAAATACAGAAAATGAGAGCTAGAGGCAAAGAGAAGTTTAAAGCTAGATTTGCATTGTGAACCTACAAGCTGAGTTAATACGAAACTATAACTCTTATCTATCAGATTCTATAAAAGTATATGAAGGTGTATTCGCGTCAGACTGGTGTGAAGACTTAATACAGTATTTTAGAAACAGTCTACATCAAAGAACCGACGATCACAGAAAACAAGCAGACGAACTACAACTTATAGGTGATCCAAGACCTGACGCTATAGATTATAAAAATGAATTGTTTGAACGACTCTACCCACTTGGGTCACAGTACGAAAAACATTTACACGCTTTATGTCACCCAGACTATAAACCTCACGATAGACCACTAACAAACATTTACAACACAGGGTTCCGTTCTTTACAGATACAGAGATACAAACCAGAAGACAAAGGATATCCGGCAGTTCACATAGAATCTGGTCCAGAACATTACAAAAAATATTTGGCAGTTATTGTCTACTTAAATGATGTTGCATCAGGTGGTGAGACAATATTTCCTATGGCAGGTACTACTATTAAACCTCGTGTCGGTTCAGTCGCTATTTGGCCAGCAGGTCTTCCATTCTATCATTGTGGACTTCAATCGAAGACTACAAAATACATCTTAACTTCTTGGTTCGAATTTATGTAGTTGTAACCGCAGGTACACTTTTGTTATACTATGTACATAGAGTTGATAATTAAGAGGTAAAATGATTTCACTACAAAATTCAAATAAAGACATTCTGGCGAAGCTTATGGCTACGGAGAATATTACTGTATTACATAAATCAGTTCCTACTGCATATTTTGATATTAAGTCAAGGACATTAGTATGTCCTATTCTTAAAGAAACTATTAGTGCAGAATTATATGACTTGTTTATGGGTCATGAAGTGTCTCATGCTCTTAATACACCATTAGACGGATGGCATGATAAAGTTTCTTCAAAAGGAACTATATACAAAGGTTACTTAAATGTTATTGAAGATGTTAGAATCGAGAAAATGATTAAGGCGAAATATCCAGGACTTAGAAAAAGTTTCTATAAAGGATATTCTGAATTAGCTAATATGGATTTCTTCGGAACTAAAGGTAAAGATTTACAAACATTGAACTTAATTGATAGAATCAATCTATCTTATAAAATTGGTTCATTTGCTCAGATTGAATTTTCAGATGATGAAATGGTTTATATCGATAGATGTGAGACATTAGAAACATTCGAAGAAGTTATACAACTTGCTGACGATTTATTTGAGAGACAACAAAACGAAACAAAAGACGAACTTGAGTCATTAACTCAAGAACAACTACAAGACTTATTAGATGATATGCAAGAAGGTGATGATGAATCTTCTGATACTGATACAATGAGTGTTGAAATTGATGAAGAATCAGAAAGTGATTCATCTGGAGAAGGTGCAGAAGCTAATTCAGAAGATGAAGGCGAAGACTCAACAGGTTCATCAACAGAAGGTGAAGAATCTGATTCAGACGAAGTATCAAATGAAAAAGAATCCGAAGAAGGTGAACTAAATTCAGAAAGTACTGAAGGAGCAGAAGGAAAAACAGCTCAAGAAAAATTAGAAGAAGAAATGATCAAGTCTGAAACAGACGAAACATTCAGAGATAAAGAAGGTACATTAGCTAAAGAAGACAGTTACTATAGTGATCCTAATTATAGAGAACTTACTACAAGAATTAAATATGAGAACATCATAGTTCCTGTAAAAGAGATTCAAAAAAACTTCGATCAAGAAGCACCTTACAACGACAAAATCAAAACTACAGTTAAGAAATTTACAGAAGATAACAAGAAGATTATATCTTACATGGTCAAAGAATTCGAAATGAAGAAAGCAGCAGCTTCTTATAATAGAAGTTGGAATTCAAAGTCAGGTGAAATTGATATGAATAAACTAGCTTTCTACAAACTTAAAGAAGACATTTTCAATAGAGTTCAAGTAACTCCAGAAGGTAAAAATCATGGTGTTGTAATGACAGTTGATTGGTCTGGTTCAATGAGTGGTAATGTTAGAGCAACAATCGAACAAGCGACATTACTTTCAATGTTCTGTAGAAGACTTTCAATTCCTTTTAGACTATTTGCATTTAGTGATTCTTATATCAGAGAATATAATGAAAATTATGGTATAAGTGATGATGATATTAATGCTTATTCTAAAAGACAGAAAGCGGGAAGACTTGCAAATCAAGAAAAACATTTCGGTAAAGTTGTGTTTCCTGCAGTAGATAAATTTGATCATGAAGGTCAGTATACAGGATATGAAATGACTGATGCTTGGGACCTTGGAAACTTATCTTTACTAGAAATTTACAACGAAAAAATGTCAAACAGAGAATTCACAAAAGCAGTAGAAAATTGGTTTCAACTTTCTTCACATTGTGATTCAAGATATCGTGGTTGGAATGAAGAAACAGATTATGATGATGAGTGGAACATACCTTCAAAACTGTGGTTAAGTGGTACACCTCTTGATGCAACATTGATATGTATGAGAGACTACTTAGTTGATTTCAAAAAAGAAATGAATTTAGATATTACAAGTTTCATTGTATTATCAGACGGAGCTAGTCATGGTTGTTTCGATACAAGAAATCCTTATCTAGTTGATAGAGCGATTAACAGAACATTCAAATTAGAAGATAGAAATAGTAGAACTACTCACGGTCTAATGGAGTGGGTTAAAGAAACAGCTGACTGTAGAACAATCGGATTTTATATTTCGGACGCTAGAGGTGCTAACATTGGTTGGGAAGCTTCAGGATTCTGTAATACTAAAACAGATGAATACGGACCAGAAATGGAGAAAAAGAAAAAAGAATTTAATGCTTTGTCAACATCATTCACAGACGGATGTTATGACTTGGCGATATTCATCAACGCGAAAAAATTAAGAGTGGACATTGATAAAGATATGATTGATGTACCAGAAGGTGCTACTAAAGGAGTTCTTAAAAGAGCTTTAGTGAAAGCAGGAACAAACAAAATGCAACAAAGAGTGATACTCAATCAGTTCGTAGGACAAATGGCAGTATGAAAAAAAATACTGGAAACCGCGGGTACACTTTTGTTATACTATGTACATAGAGTTGATAATAAAGAGGTAAAAAAATTATGACAATACAAATAACAGCACAACACGAAAAATTCATTGACGCGGCTTCGGAAGTATATCCAGGTCAAAGTGAGTTTTCAAAATCACAGATTAAAAAAGTTTGTGCGGAGAAAGGATGTCCGAATCCTTCGTGGTTACAAAAATCGGAATTTAGAGTAGGTCATGGGACTTATTCATTAGAACTAGCGGGAGTTGCAGTTGCGACTAGTATCGCTACGATTCCAGTTACAACTGGTTCAATTTCAGCACCGACATTACTTCAAAGTGATGTTGTAGTGATTCCAGAGGTCGTAAAAGAATTCGTACCTTTCGGACACTTTAGTGACTTGAAAAACATTATAAGTTCTGGATTATTTTTTCCAGTCTTTATAACAGGACTATCAGGAAATGGTAAAACATTTATGGTCGAACAAGTATGTGCGAAACTCAAAAGAGAATGTTACAGAGTCAATGTGACAATAGAAACTGACGAGGACGATTTAATCGGTTCTAATACTTTGATAGACGGAAACATTGTCTTCAGAGAAGGTCCAGTACTTAAAGCAATGAGAAAAGGAGCAGTCCTTTTAATTGACGAAATCGATTTAGCATCGAACAAAATTATGTGTTTACAATCTATCCTTGAAGGGAAAGGTTACTTAAACAAAAAGACAGGTGAGTATATTGAACCAGTATCTGGTTTTACTATTCTTGCGACAGCGAATACAAAAGGTAAAGGATCCGACGATGGAAGATTTATCGGAACTAATGTTTTGAATGAAGCTTTCTTAGAAAGATTCTCAATCACAATGGAACAAGAATATCCTAGTAACGCAATCGAGAAAAAAATTCTTTGTAAAGAATTTGAGAAACTCGGTGTTAAAGATGCAACTAGCTTTGCAACTAACTTAGTTACTTGGGCTGATGTTATCAGAAAAAGTTTTTACGAAGGAGCGATTGACGAACTAATTTCAACTAGAAGACTAGTTCACATTGCACAAGCTTTCAAAATGTTTAATAACAAAATGAAGTCTATCGAAATGTGTGTTGCAAGATTCGATTCAGAAACTAAAGCAACATTCTTAGACCTTTACACAAAAGTCGATTCAGAACCTGTAGTTGATTATGATGAGGACTCAGAGGACTCAGATTATGACACAAGTATTGAAGACGAATACAATAAAGTACTAGATACAATTGCATCAAAAGATCACTACACACCAGAGAATGATGAATCAACATTTTAATTTAAAGAGTTATACCTCAAGTCCTCCACTTTCAGAAGTGGGGGCAACTTTTTTACTATCCTCGGATTTGTATAAATAGTAGTATGATATTTAAGTTACAAAAAATAATAGGAAATTGGTTCTCTAAAATTATAGAGAATGGTTTTAAAAGAGAAGCAGATAAACACCAACAACAGTACGATAAGTACAAAGTAGAATATAGAGACG